AAAAGTTTATACTATAGTTGAAGTTCGACATTTAGCTATCCTTTGAGTGTTTTTGGCAGTTATTATATAATTTTACCAATTTTTCATAGGGTTGTTTTTCAAGCCATTCAATAGAAGCACCGCCTTGGAGGTACGCGGCGATGTTAAAAATAATAATATCGAGCTCTTCTATATTTGGAAAAACTCGGAAAAACAAAAATTTGAGAAATAGCCTCCTAGCGCCTTATTGTAATCTACAACATCAAGCCTTGCTAATGTTCCGCTCTTAGCTTGCATATCATCAAACTTTGCATATTTAGCAAGAAAGGCATCAAAAGCTTCTATTGCCTCCTTATACTTTCCACCCATTTTTAAAATCATTAACGCTTGTTTCTCATCAAACGCCGACGCCTCGCCTGTTTGCTCTTTTGTATCTGGAGCTTGTGCGTTCTTTTGAACATTTAAAAGGGCGGCTAGTGCTATCTCTTGAAGCTCTGCGACATCTTTCAAGTTCCCCCTGTTTGGCTCTTCGATGTTGAGAAACTCTGAGCTTTCGATTTTTCCGTTTACGCTAATTTCAATAGGTTTTGTTAAGTGTAATTGCATTTTTATCCTTTGATTATTTTAAAAAATTATAGCATAAAATGTTGATTTTAGGGGGGCACCCCTGGGGGGGGTTAGATGGCTTGGTTGCCTTCAAACACAATCTCCATCGTGCCATCTGCTGACAACTCCCTGTCGGGGTCTGTAGTTAATGACATTCCAGTGAATACTTTGGTGAATTTTGTAAGATTATTGCTTAGTCTTATTGTGTTACCGCCGATATTGTTAAACCAGCTTCTTATTAGGGCGTCGTTCTCTTTTGTAGTTCTCAAAGTGAAAGATACCATTCCTTTTGCGTTCTCCAAATCTAATGAGTGAGTGACAACAGTTGCCCCACCGCCTACTGAGTTCACATTTGCTTTTATCTCGCCTTTGCCATCTCTGTATTTAAGCGAGTTTGGGACATAAGCGACTAATGTATCGTTAACCTCAACTGCCAGATTGTTTTCTTGTATCATTTTATCTCCTTATATTTCAAATGTTATGGCAACTATACCATTAAAGCCTCTAGCTTGTACGACAAGAGGAGCCAAACAATCAAAGGTATAAACCCCTGTCGAAGCGTCTAAAGTAATGTTGAAATTCTCTTCAAAAAATCTTGAAGCTTCATCTCCTGCCATCAATAGAGTTTTATTTGCTAGCTCTTTATATTTTTCAACTGCAAAAGCTTTAACGCTTGCTACATTTGACATTGAGCGTCCAGGGATTAGGTCGCCTGCGGTTGCCCTTGTTTGACCGTATTTATTTTTAATGTGCCTGAATAGATATTCTCTAACTGAGCTAATCGTGTCTACATAGTTCAGATATTTGAACCCAGGGTCGTTTGTTCCTGTGTTGTTTGTTTTGTAGGTCGTTGGAATATCTCCTGTGATAATCCCCCCGGCTTCATTAATCAAGACCAGAGATAGCCCTGCTTCGACTGCATCATCAATTTGAACTTGAGTTAATCTGCCTGTAGGCTTTGGCAGGCTCATTGGTGTATTGAAGTAAGGCAGAGACGCTGTTTGGATACCGCCGATACCTTCTTGGTAATCAACAACAAGTTCTACAATAGAAGAGCCTTCCGTTAATCTCAATGCTCTTTTGGCTGCGAACTCTGCTGAAATATTTGTTGATAGCTCAAAATACCTCATCTCGTCCACATTTGCAAAATTTACCAATGTTTTTAGGTTTAAAGCCTCAACTGTAGATTTAACGGTTGCATAAGCCCCTGTTGAAGTTAGTATCCCAACTCCGTCTAGAATGACATTGTCTGTATTAAATCTACCCTCTGTAAAATTTGTTAGCTCGGCTAGGTCTAAGTCCTGAGAGTACACAATTGCTTGATATCTTTCTGCGAGATTATCGAAAATGCCTGCGGTGTCGACTGCACCAGCTCCACCTGAAAAATTAGTTATTACTGAAGTAAGTCCAGCTACCCCCTGCTTGATTTTAATCAATATCTCATTTCCTGCAGTGCCTTTGTGGTCATATGTAACCGTAATAGTCCCTGCTTCCGATGTTGCTGAAAATGGATAAGAGCTCGCCGTGATAGCATCTGCTATCGCTGCCGCTGTATCTGTTGCACTTGTGCCACTCGCGATAGTTGCCGAATACTCAAAGCCTTCATTCCCTATCTGTATTTTAAAGTCTTTGGCTTCTGTTGATGTACCACTGAGCGCTATTGAACCAGTTGCCGCTATTCCTGCCGCGTTATCGCTTAACGCTATCGCGTCAAATCTGTTTACTTGGTTGAATGAGCGAGCTCTTCTAATCATTTGAGCTAAAATTGAATAAGCTCCAAATAGAGCGTCCTCTTCGCCTTGTGCAATATCTTCCGTTAAAGCTTTATCTATAGCTGTTCCGTTTTGAAACTTTTGCCCTACAAATAAAATTTTTTGTTCCGCCAGCTGTGGCACTGCTGCGGCACTTGTTACCTGCAAGTTCACTTTTGGTAGTGTTAACATTTTTTTCTCCTTATGGTTTTACTTTCGCTTTTATGCTGTTGATATTGTAACTAAAAATATCGTTATTAACATCCGCAAGCCCCACCTGCTCCACACACTCAAAAACATAATTTTGACCAACGAATGCGTCGTTAGAAATTTCAATATTTGATGAGATGGGGCTTATTGATGAGGTTCTGTTATTATTAAAATTAGATGATAAGGTTCGTCCAACAATAGATTTTAACAAAATCTCAAAAAGTTCTCTAGTGAAATCAGTCGCGCTATACCCTACTAAATCGTTTCTTATCGGCAGTATTGCTAATGCTCCGATTTTATTTATTATTGTTACCCTAAAATCTGTCGCTTGCGTCATTTGAAACGAAGCGTCGTTGCCCACTCCTCTATCCCTTGATGAGGTCACGCCAAGGTCTATAAAATATAGAACTTTTTTATATTCTCCGTTTGTTTTGGAGTATGAGCTTCTTGCTAAGTCGACATTTAATGCAGTATGTATTCTGATATTTTTATGTAAAGTTCCATTTTCTGAAGTGATATTTATAAACTGTTGTGGGATAGCAAAAGTAAAGCTATCTGCATTTATGACTTCTTGGACGATGTGGCTGTAGTTGATTACTTCATTATCTATCCCAGAATTATCAACATTAAACCCCGACAATGTGAATTTATCGTTTGCTTTTAGCCCGTGGGCTATTAGGCTAATAGTACATGCCCCATTGGCTGCCGAAAGAGTAGCGGGGGCGGTATCGCTTAGCTCGTTAGTATACTGTGGAATTTTTGCTCTTGCTATTTCGCACGCTTCGCTTATTCTCATATGACGCCTTTTATTTGGTTGTCGATTTCTTTTTCAATGTTTTTTATATTCTCTTCTACTGTAGACATCAGGTAAGGTCGCTGTTCCATTTTTTGGGTGCCTGTCTCCAGATAAGAGGCATATTGCATAGAGCCATCACCAGCCCCAAATACCAAGTCGTTACCTTGTATCTCATATCTAGTAGTAGACAAGAGGTCACCAGAACGAATTGCGGGTGCTTCGCCTGGGGCGGAGGCTATATGTTCTCTGCCTTGAATTCTATAAACTCTTCCATGTTTAGGGGCTTTTTGTTTTGCTATGGAATTATTAGTAAGTAAATGCCCTATTTTCATAAATACAGAGCGCGAGATTTTGTCAACATTAACTTTGATTTGCTTTATCCCTAAGTCGTGCGTGATTTGCAAAATCATATTATATTCCTGTTGTTGTCGGCTGAGCCTCTCTCAACTGCTTTAATAACCGTCCATTGTTTTCGCTCGTCGATATCGTAAGCCCCTTTTATTTCAAAAAATCGATTGTCAAACTTCACAATATCTCGCGCATCGATATCAGGAGTGTATCTAATGATAAACCTATGGGTATAAACGCTTTCAATATTTGTGCTGTCTATTATGTAAGGATTTGTAACGACTTCGATTTTTGCATATGTTGATTTTTTAACGGGGGTTAAAATATCTAACTTGCAAGTTGCGCTAATCATTGATTTGTCAATAATTTCTATTTTAAACCTTAAATCACCTATGCCAATTTTTGCGCATTTCATAGCGATAAAACCTTAAATTGGTTATATGTGTTTAATATCGTTGCAGGTAATCCGTCGCATTCAATAGAGCAGTCCCCTCTATTAGAATAAGCAAACGCACAATGTTGGTATAGAGCAAATCTTAAGCCTTCAGGGATTTCCCCTAGTCCTGCGTTGAATGTTGCGCGGAATGTATTGTAATTATTGTTGCTTGTGGGATTGCCTTCTATATGGATATGAGAGTTATAGAATAGCTTAGCTGTGTAGTCAATGTCTTTATATGTATCTGTTAATATTTGAACAGATGTTATCGAGGTAACGGGGTTTTTGTCAATAGGGATAATGACTTGCAGTGCCTGAATAAATGTGTCAAGTTGAAACTTAGTATCACCTAGCACCACGCTAGTGCATCGCTCAAACTCACTTATAACGCCTGACATTATCAGATTTAATATATCATCTTCCGATGTATCTGTGGGGTCAAGCCTAATAAATTGTTTGAGTGTGGATAGCGACAGCACCGAAACTGGCGCTTCTAAAGTTGTATATAGTGCCATCGCTTATCCTTTGTTATTTGGTTTTTGTTTTTTGTTTTAGTGCTTCAGCCTCTCGTGGGAAGGTGGCTTTCCCGCAAGAGACTAAAAAATCAGCTTGCTCATCATTTAGCTCTATTTCTACGCCTTTTTGATAATTAATCATTCTTGCGTTAGCCGTTGAATCGCTTGAAATACTCCCGCTGTCGGTTGGGATAACTTTTTTCATTTTATCGCCTATGCTTGTACTTTTAGAGCTTTAATTGCTTCAGCTAGTTGAACTTTACCTGTATTCCAACGCGTGAATTGGAACTCAACAATTCTAAACTTCTTAGCTGTGTAGTCATCTCTAATAGTAGACATTGCCGTTCTGTCAACAATTCTGTAACCTTTTGCAAAGTCTGCAAACAATACTGGAATTGTTCCTGCTGCGATATTAGGCATCTCGTTATCAATTATATACTCAAACCCGTTTATAGTGTTTGCAGTGTTACCACCCGGCATTTGCCACAAATATTGTCCGTTTGAGTCTTTAAGCGTTCTAAGATAAGCGTTAGTTGCTCTGTTAAAAGAGTATTTTCCATTGTAGCCAGATTTCAAATCGCCAGCTAGTAGAATTAAGTCATCAATATTAATAGCACCCGAGCTTGCAGATGTTCTCGCGCCTGCAACAACTGCCGCATTAACTAATATTCCTTCAGGTTTTTTGACGCCGTCGCCATTAACAAATAGATTGCCTTCTTTTTGTGCAAAAGCTTCTACAACATCAGATATTATCTCATTCTCAAAATTAAACGCAGAGTTCATTAGCTGGTCAAGCGTTACAGGTACCATCACTGTATGAGCAGTTGGTGTGAACGACTCTAGCCCATAAGTGCTATTCGAAGTTTCTGACTCTTCCGTTTCGCCCTCATATGCGGAAGTTAAGAGGCTTGCTCTTGTTGGTAGGTCAATAGATTTTCCGCCGATACTAACAACTCTTGCAAATCTTCTAATTGGAGAGATTTCAGTAATTCCTTTTACTATCTCATTGAACATTAGTTGAGGAACTAATACGCCGCCCGCAGATGGGATATCTGTTCTGTTTATTTCTTTTGTCAACAAGTCGAGTTCTTTTGCGTCGCCTGATTTTAAGAAAGAATTAAACGCTTTGTATTCTGCTGTTGCTCTCATCTCTGTTGAACGCCCTGAGCCTATCTCTAAAAGATGTTTTTCGAGCTTATCTGCTCTTTCTTTTATTTCTTCTAGTGCTTTAGCTTCCTCTTCCTTTTTCGCTAAGAATTCTTGGTTGGCTTTTTCTTGTTTATCAAGAGCGATATTCGTTTTTTCCATCGCATTCTTAAATTCAGCTTCTGTCACAACGCCATTGTCAAACTTTTCTTTTATGTGTCTAACATGCGCTAAAGCTTCTTGAGCTTCTTGCAATACTTCTTTGTCCATAGTTTTTCCTTTTTATCTACAATAGTAGAAATTGTAATGTTGTTAATCAGCCAACATCGCGCTAGCTGTGCAATTATATAATTATTTTAAGGCGTTAGCCCACGCTTCTATCAATTTGTGCTCGTCGTCAGTTTTTTTGACTATCCCAATAAAGGCTTTTGCCGCGGTTTGGCTGAAGCCAACTTCTTTTAGTATTGCCTCTGCTTCTCTAATGTTAGAGACTGAATTCTCAATGAATGTCTTATCGATTGATTTTAACGCAGTTATCTCCGCTTTATCGTTCATGGGGAATGTCACAAGCGACGCCTCGAATAGCTCAACCTCTTTTAGTATTCGCACATCTTTATTATACTCTACATCGGTAGCGGAATACCCTATTGACATCTTGGTGATACTTCCAACTTTCATTTGCGGGATAACTCTGCCCGCAACAAATGTATCGTCTTTTGGCATTTTGCCTCTAACCAACAAGCCGCGCTCATCTTCTTTGAGCTCTTCGTATATCCCAATCGGCTCGTGCCTGTCGTGCTGCCACAATATAGGTATATTCCTATTTTTTGATATTGTCTTTAAAAAAGCACCTTTAACTATTTTATCACCGCCAAAATCAATATTATCAAATGTTGAAGCGTAGCCGCTGAAGAAAAAATAGGTATCGTCCTCGCTGGTTTCCTTGACATTGAACGGCACTGTTATTTGTTGATGTTTCATTTGTTGCCTCCGTTTGTATAATTTTACCCTAAATATAAATGCACCCACAACGGCAGTTAATTATCTCTTTCAAGCTCGCCCCCATAGAGGAGTCTCGGGGGAACATCATTAGCGAGTCCCCTATGTGGAAGGGGTCGTTGTAGTTTACTCTTTGGCTGTTCGCTGCGTGATGAGTATCTCTTTCCCTGCCATCTAAGACTGTAATCCATATTTTTTCTACATACTCAAACAATGAGGGGTTATTCTTAATTAATACTTCCATCTCGATGGCTTTACTTTTTTCAGCTACTGTGTTTACAACTTCGGTCGCGATAACATTACTACGGGCTTTGCCTGATTTAATAAACTTCTCGCTTACCTTTTGAGCGGTGGCTTCGTTTGTAATAGGCGTTCCAGCTTCTAACAGTTCCTGCTGGCTTGTGTAATACATTTCTCTAATTTGAGCTTCTGTTGTTTTATTAATATAGAAAAGTTGGTTATCTAGAAAGCTAGCAAGGAATAACGCGATTGCTTTGTCTATTTCGTCATCTTCTTCTTCTTTGGCTTCTCGGTAAGAGCGTTTAAACTCTTTTGAAACTTTCAAAGAATGTTTTAACATTATCTTTAAAAACAAGGGACGATAAGCATTAACATCAATTAAAGAATTGTTGAGAATACCTCGCTTAAGGTCTCGCGTCATTGCCGCGAAAACGGATAGCACCGAATTTGACAATGTTTTCTCAAACTGCAGTTTGATTTTGAGCTCTTGCTTGTATTTTTCAATTGGAGTCATTTTGTTTCATACTCTTTTGTTGCCATAACACAAAAATATTCTGTGCCGTTAAAACTAATCCCGCCCTGTAGATAAAACGCTAATTTTACATTTTCTTGAATTGCTTTCTCTATTTCTTTAAGTGTGGGAGCAGTGATTATCTTATACTTCATAATTTTTCCATCATCGCTAAAATGGCTTTTTGCTGTTCGTCTGTGCCGTCTGCTGACGCGATAGGTACATCATTTGCGGGTTTATAGATAATGTCTCCATTTTCTACTTCGCTGTAATTATCTGCAATTCTAAGCTCATTAATTGTCATATGCCCTATTTTTGCACGGCGCTCAAGATTAACTAACGCTCTTGCTGATAGGGCTGATATGTCTGTCTCGTTTATAGTCACTGTTTCAACTTTTGAGTTCTTAAATTCAGGTTTTATTGCTCTGATAATAAACTCTAGATAAGTTTTAAATAATGGGATAACGGTATCATCATAAAAGGTTAATTGGTCTAATTGTCTATTATTGTATGTGCTTGCTGTGGTGTCTGCTATCGTAAGAGGCACTCCTAATTTTTGAAATATCGCGTTTCTCGTTGCGTTGGTTAAGTCTTTGTAATCCATATCGCTGCGAGTTGCGACTGTTTGAGCATCAAAATTGCCTGTGATAAGATAATTGCCTGCATTAGACGAGCCCCTGTAGAACTCATCAAGTAACTCTTTGAATTGCGTGAGCTGTTCTCGATTTGGCATTAAGTCATTCTTAGATGAGAGGATAAGGGACGGTTTGATTTCATTTGATAGCATCGATAGATTATGAGAGCCTGCGTTCAAGTACTGCTCTATCTCTAGCGCGATTGAACTCAAAGGCGATAGCCCGCTGAATTCATTTTGGATATTGTACTCGTGATAATATATTAACTCTTTGGTGTGGCTACTATTCCAATATCTGCCTTCGTCGTCTCTATCATAATACACTATTTCGGCACCGTCAGCAAAAGAAAAAGTCTGTATATAGTTTGATGTTTTTCTCAAAACGCTAACCTTGGGGCTTGCTAACACATCAAGACTAATTAATCTAGTAATGCCTGTTTTAACCAGATAGATTTCGCCCGTTAATTTATAATTGATGTTTATTTTATTGAGGATATCGCTTAGTCTATCTTTGCCGTTTGGGTTTTTTAGGAATTTCGTGAGGTCGTCTTCTATGCTCTCGGAGTTATTGTCTAAGAATACTGGCGTGATATTTTTGAGCCTGTCGGATATTTCGCCTATTGCAGCATTAACTGGATAGCATTTTGCATAATAAACACTCGCTAGGGTTTTAGATACATCATCCCGTCCAATGCTTGCCAACCAACCAAAGAATGATTGAGTTTGGACGGGTACATATGATTTAACCTGTTTGACTGGCAAAAATGATTTAAAAAAAGTTGATATACTCATAAAAATTCCTTTGTTAAAATTGTACCTAAAATTTCTCTAACCGCTTATCATAAAAAAAGAGTTTATTTTGGATAGCTCGTCTATCAGGTCGCTTAATGCGTCTATATCGTCATCGTGTAGCCCCGATGGGAAAGCCTCAAGCGTTCGTAAAAAGTCATCGTTCCAATCGCCTCTTAACAATTTAATATTACCGTGCTCGGCTTGAGCAGATGCAGGCTTAGCTCTTGTTAGTTTGTCGCCTGTTACTGGCTTTGTAATTATGTGATACCCGGCTAGCAAAATGCTCATGTGACTTGCTTGGCTTTTCCCTGCTTGCCCTGGGTCTTGTGGTAAGCGAATAGTGCAACCTCTCCCATCATTATCTGCATGCCATTTTATTGCATTATTAACCTTTCCTGCGGTAACTCTGTCTTTATATCTGTCTGTAATATAAAATATTCCATTGGCGTCTCTTATCCCTTTTAGCCCCACTGAATAATCGGGGTCGGGGTTGGAGGCTGTTGGCTCGCTTGCAGCTAAGTCCCACGCCCTAACCGCTGATGATGTCGCAGGAACCGCGTCCACAATTTCAAACCATTCTTTTTTAAATACTTCACCTGAGGAGGCTCTCACTTTCCAATTGCCGTGCAGGAGTCTTTCACGGTCTACTCTATCAAGTGCCATTAGGTTTGATAGATAGCCCGGGTCTTTTCTTAGTAGTTCCTTGTTATCGTGAATAGATGACAAGATAAAAGTAGCCGATTTTGGAGGCACTATCTCATTGTCGGCGGTCATAATATGCCCGTACTTCTCTATTAGCTCTTCTTTTGTGTCGCCCCAGATAAAATTATCATCAATAACATAAAACCACCGGATAACCCCGCTTCGCTCATAAATTGCCAAACCTGTATCTTGGTCAATCCACCATTTTATAAAATCTGCTACCCAGCTGTCAGGGTCAGGGTTCGTTGTTGCTCTTATGTATGGCTTAACCCCGCACGCTGAACGATTACGCGATAGCATATACATAAATTGCTTTTTTGTAAAGTGCGTTAGCTCATCAAAAATAATCAAGGGGATTTGAGCTCCTTGGTAAGCATAGATAGTTTTTTCTTGATTTAAGTGCTTAAAAGATATTTTTGCACCACTTGGGAATTTTGCAACCGGGGAGGGGTGTGAAACCATTTCAGCATTAAGATATGGATATATCTCGTTAGCAGTATCCCATAAACCGCCTTCGTTTGTAATTTGCGTACTTTCTCTTCTAAAGAACACTGCTCCAAAATCCTTGTTGCTTGTGTGTCTTAACGCTTCTATTAAAACTGAGTAAGTCTTACCTCCACCTGCACTGCCTCCAAAGATAGCAATATCGGCTGATGACTTCAAGAACTGCTCTTGGGTATATTGTGGTCTAATCTCTGTCATTTGAAGGGATATATATTTGAATTCCTGCCTGAACAGTGTTATTGTTGTTCACTTGCACATCGGGTTTAGGATTTGCTATGGTTTCAAGGTCTTTTAGTGAGCTGGTTCCTACTTTTATTTGTTGAGGTTTTAGATACTCTCCATGCCTAATGCCTTCCATTATAAGCCTTTGAAACTCGCTTGCTAGCTTTCGATTGTTTATGATAATCTCATTATCTTCAAGTATCGTGGTTATTCTAGCTATCACTGTTGACTCTAGTTTTGGATTGTGCATAACAGTTTCCGTTAAATGTGCAAAACCATCTTTGATAGCATTAATATTGTCGTTAATCGTTCCTAACATCTGCCACCCGTTTTGAGCTATTCTTCTATTTAGCGCGTTGATTGATACCTTATATTTAAAGCAAATCTCTTTCTTGTCAATTCCGCATTCAAAAGCGTTTTGGATATTCGTCCAGTCGTGTTTGTGTGGTCGTGCCATCTTTATTCCTTCACCAAGTCCAGTAGGGTTGCTGTTTGACTCGCAATGAGCTTGGTATGCATGATTGCAGACTGTATATTCTGCAAGGTAACTTCTTGAAAGAAGCTAGCATAATATTGGGTATATTGCTTGTCGCCGTCCATATTTTCTAATTGCCTCCTAATTACAGAGGGGCGTTTCTTGCAATTTGCGAACTTTAACGCCCATACCATAATTTCTATATCGTCGTC